CAGTGGGTTTCCAAGTGTCTAATTGTGCGTAATGAGTGTACCCTTTTTCGTTAGGTTCTCTACGTTTTTTAATCACCATATTAACCCAACCACTATCGTCAGCGTGTCCTTGCAATTCTTCAACATTAAAAGCGCAGTTAATTACACTACCACCATCATCAAATACCTTTTCTCTTAACCAGCACATATTGATATAAACTTTATCTAATGTCATCTTTTTCTCTTTCTTTTTTTGATTTATTATTTTCTTTAAACATTTTTTGATTTTCAATTAAATGGTCTTTACAAGTGTAGCCAAGCGTAATGGTTTTTCCGTCTTTGTAGTCTGTAAACTCGTATTGTGCCATATTATAACAATCTTCTTTTGTACAGTAATTAGGATACACTTCTTTCATATTAATAGTCATAAATTACTCCTGAAGGCACTGTAAATTGCGGCGCTGCAGTCATTGACAGCCTTCTTTTTTTTATTTTATAAGGTATATTGATAATAATGGATAATAAATAATGTTTCATTTATGAGCTTTCGCAAAATACTTATCACCAGCCCTATATCTAAACTCTAACAAACGCATCCTTTTATGCGCTGCACCATTCTCTTTAATTTTTTTTGTTTTTAACAAGTGATGGTATAATGATATTGCTCCAAAAATTGATATATGGTCGTCGCTATTTTGATTGCCCATTAATACCCCCTTTAATTGTTTTCTGTCTTTTATATTCAACTAGTTGATTTTTAATATTTAATAGATCTGCTTTTAATGTTTTGTATGGAGCCTTCCATTCTCCGCCTTCTACGCACGGAACTTTGCTGGAAGTAGTCATTTCTAAACTATTAACCAACAGTACAAGTTCTGACTCGGTACATTTAATTGTGACTGATGCTACGCTACTCATTAAAACCTCTTAATTTCGTGATATACTTTACTAAACATTATAAAGGCACCTGCTATAGCAACCAACCATAAAACAACCGCTATCGCCAGTATAAACATATTTGCAATAAATGTAGATATACCAATCACGCTACCCTCCAAGTGTATACTTTTTTACCGTAATTGCCCATAACCCTGTATTTAGTTTTTATTAACTTACCTTCGTTTGTCAAATCAGTTATTGCTCTACGAACAGATGTCAACGGATAGTTTTCATCGTATCTTTCATTTAAAACATCTTTTATTTGATGTGGCGCAAAGTATACGCCAGTTTCATCACTCCACAATGAAGTAAAGATATGATGAATTAGCTTTTTTTGCTTGTTTGCCTGATTCCAGCTCTTTTGTAGAGTCAGGCTAGTTTCATTGTTTGTATTGTAATAAGCCATACAACCTCCTTAGATTGGACTTTTATTGCCTCTATGTATAGGGTCAGTTTCAAAAACTTCCTCTATTGTGTCTATTACTTTTTCCCTGTTTTTCTTTGCTATTGATTTATACTCAGGTATATTTTCCGCCTCTTTTAACATTTTCCTATGCTCCCTTACCGCTTGTTTAAAAGATGACTTGTTATCTATATCTTGCTCTTTTTCAGCCATTGTTTCGTAAAAATCAATGCACTGGCTGTGAAACGCGATAGGCCCAACCTCTGAATACTTCATGCATAGGTTCATAAGTTTATGTAAATCTGTTTTCTGCTCATCAGAAACTTTTTCTTCAGGTTCCTCTCTCCTGACCGTCCTAATAGGCGTTGGTGTTGTTTTAAAATGGTCAATTGCATCTTTTATTGATGGAACAAAGTTTGGTCTTAATAGTTGTATAAACTTTTTCCAGCCACTATCTATAACTTCAGGGCTAAACATACGAAGAGCTTCTACCCACTCGATTATTTGACGTTTATGTAATGATATTCTGCCTTTATTTAATACGCGTAAATATCCATCAAAATCGTTAATATATTTTGTTTGTATAAATTTAGAATATTCACGCTTTTCTTCATCAGACATTCTATTATAAGGTTTGTTAAAGTCAGACATTGTACTCTATCTCCATATCTTCTACATTTTGTATAGATATACCGTACATTGCAGCCCATTTATCAAACACCTTCTGTATTGAAGGTTCTAAATGTCTAACAACTTCTTGTAATCTTTCAATGTAATTTGTTTTTAAATCGCAATCAGGAATGTTTTCTAATAAAGACAGCCAGCTTTTCATCACATTTGGATTTGATGGTGGCCTGTTATACTTAGCCCATTTAGGCAAACAAATAACGTTATTGTCATCGTCAAACAAAAGCATGCCTCTATCTTGTAATTCTTTAAAAGCATAATGAAATTTTTCTGAGTCCCAGCGCAAATGATCTAAGCACGCACCAACACCTACGCTATAAAAGCCGGGTAATGGTGTTTTGATAGGGCCACACAGAAAGAACAGCCATAATAGCTGGCCGTCCTGCGATAGCCCTTTAAAGTCGGCAGATACCCACGTTCTAACTGAAACCTCGTAATATCTCATTCAGATATTATTTTTTTAAGCTTTGTAATTGTAAGCTCGGCTGCATCGTAGGTGTGGTCTTTCACTGAACCAGTAATCCAAACCATAACTTTTTCTTTTACATCGGCACATTTTTCATCGTCAGCTAACTCTTCTATCTTTAAACGCTGTTCATCTGTCATTGGCTTATCTTCTTCAAATTCAACTTCAACCTTTTTTGCCTCAGTAACTTTTTTCTTTAACTCTTGAGTCTTAGTTTGTGTTGCAGTAGCCACAACAGCTTCTTTAGGAGCGTTGGCCTGCTGCATCTCATCTTCTGTATACACTCCACTTAAATCGTTTGGAAATGCTTTACGAAGGGCTAATGCTTCCGCGCACTTACCCAGCATAAGATAAGGCATCTTTTTCCACATAAAAGACTCACCACCTTTAGGGCAATACGCATCCCATATAGCCGTCGCCGCAAAAGATACTTTTACACCGCCTACAATTTTATACACAGTTGCGGTAGCTGTTATTGGGTGCTGCATCTTTGCTTTTAACATATCAAACATTGACATATCATTATTAAATAGATAGTCATCATTACCAGCATACTTACCAGTGCGTTCAGCAATAGCTCTAAAGCCGTCAATACCTGTTTGTATTGTAGCTTTGCCTCCACGTTTTATAAAATGGATTTGTCTACTTAAGGGATCTAATCCAGTTCGGCTGCATTGGTACAAAAATAGCTTTAGCTCATTATCTGATGCTCCAACAGCTACTGTTTCTTTAATCGTTGTTATTTGGCCTGGGGTAAAGTCAACGTCTTTCATTACCAAGCTTGTTTCTTTGCTCATATAACCTCCTATAATGGTTTAATTCTAAATGGTCGTGATACGCTTTTGTAACTATACTTAGCGTATGTTTCAGGGTCGTCTTTTTTTAATGCGGCGCTCTTTAACCGCGTAGACTCAATAGGTTTAAAATACAATCTAAATCCAGTGCAATCTACTAACACCCTATCGCCTAATGCTTCTTGTATTTCACGTTTCTTGCCATCAACAAGCTCAGTAGCTTCTTGCTGCAAGTCTTTCATTGTAACATATTCTTCCATAAGAACGTCAAGTGAATTGTCTAATGGTATGTCGTCCGACTCCACTTCTGCTAATTTCATTAATTGCTCGCCTTGACAAGTATTTCTAAATTCACAGTTACTACAACGCTTATCTTTAACATCAAGTCTTTCAGGAGTAGGGCCATTCTCCACCATTCTCCAAAAACTTTCTCCAACTTCTTCAATGGAACGCTGCAATTCTTTGTCTGCCTCAATATCAAAATGAATAAACTCCCAGTTATCAGCCCAAAGAATAGCATAGCTACCCCACTGTCTGCCGGTTGTTAGTAAATAGTGCTGCATTTGAAATATCCAACTATCAGGTATCCCGTCATCTTTAATCTTATAATACATAGGACGGCCAACAGATTTACATTCTAATATACCAGTGCCTCTATCATCAATAGCTACAATCTCCGCATCTAAATGGCACATAGCCCAAGGCAATTGTTCATTATTTATCATTCGGTTAACGCGCCGTATTTTACGCTCAGTAACCTCAGAGTATTCATCTCTGATTAATTGCTCAAGTTTATTGCCGCGCTTCATTACGTTGGATGTGATTACTGGATAGTCAGGCTCTTGTTCAGTCTTTTCGTACCAAAGTTTACGAGCACAACCGTAGGGTTTTGCATTAAAAAGGTGATGTATGTCAGAGCCTCCAAGACCAGTCAGTCTTTCTTTGAGAAATTGTTCTCTATCCATATTAATCTTTTGGTGTAACTAAATTGCCAAGAGCAATATAGAATAACCCTGGAGTCAGTCTTTTTACACTTCCTTCACTGCAACGAACTACCATCTTTTGAACTTCTCGCTCAACAACGTCATTTATCAATTTCATTGTATCATCGCTTACTTGAATGTTAGCTTTATTAAACTTTGCTCTTACCTGATTTGCTCTTAATAACATATTGTAGCCCTTTGTTTTGCCTCAAATGTAAGCCAAAAAAACAATTTCGCCTAATATATTATGAGAAATCTTTATACTTCAACTGATCTACGATACCAACCGAAGAAATATTTTTCTAAACTTGGACGCTTTGTAATCAGTTTGGAGTAGTACAATAACCTGTAAGCAGTTAATCTTTCAGGCTCTAGTTTTTTACTTTTTACGGCCTTTAATGTTTTCGGGCCCAACTTTCCATCAATAACTAACTTTGCACCTTTTGCGTTTGTTGCCTGCTGCACAACCTTAACGGCTCTTGAGTACCCCATGTTAACAACCATGTCAAGATACACTTCTTGCAACTCAGCTGGAAACGATGCTGCTTTAGATGGTTTTACATAATATGTATTATAAATATTGACCGCCTTTTGATGTGTTAAATTTTCAATATCAACGTCTTTATGTGCACGCTGACTAATTCCATACTTAGTTGTGCCGCCAGGGTCAACTGGGTCTCGTGTTAATTTTGAGCCGCCTTCCCTGACAATAATCCTTTCAACCATTTCTTCAAACGAATTGTCCATAATGGATTCCCTTCTTTTTTTTTAGTTCTATAAGACTTAAGACTTTTAACGTCATTTTTCATTTCAATATAGTCGCCTAAATTTTTTTCAAGCATTTCTATCCTTTTTAGCATATTGTCTTGACTAATATTTAAAGAATTAATTGCCCTGACTATATCGTGTCTAGTTATTGTTTTTTTCTTTTTCACACTAAACCTGTATTTTTAAGATAGTTGTAGGTTCTCTTAACTTTTCATAAGACTTGGAATGATATTGTTTTGTTTCTTCAGGAACTTCGTAGCCATTTGTAACGTCGCCTACATTATTTAAGTCTATCTTTATTCCATCCCTATTTCCGTTTTCGTGAAACACAAAACAATTCTGCGAAGCGCGGCCTTCAAGGTTCAGCGCTTTTTCGCTGTAGTCGTTAGCACCAACTAATGAAGCTGACCTAGCAAACGTATCGCCAACACGCGCTGAATGAACGTGGCCTGATACAACATAGTCTATGTTAACGCCTCGTGATGAATACACACCTTTTATTTGATTAACAGAGGTTTCGTGATTTGCTTTTATGCGGCCGTGACCGTGCAGGAACAATACTTTTTGACCTGCTAAGTCAACTATTTTCTCCATAGGGTCACCATCTATAAACCTTATACGTCTTTCTCGAAACAAATACCTTAACATATTAGCAATTGTATGGTCATAGTTATCGGTAGCTACAACATCCACCCATCCATATTCTTCTTTTACCCTGGACTCGTTGCCACTAACACTCAACACAGAAAGGTTGAAGTCTTTTTGCATATCTACAATCAATTGCTGATATAGATCTACAGCGCTAAACAATGCTCCTGAACGATTACCTGCATTTGTAAGGTATTCGTCCAATCGGCGGTCAGAGTTTAATAAATCGCCTGTAAAGGCAATAAGAACATTAGACACCTTGTATGTACTAAAAAAGGTTTTAGCACGTTCTACCAGCATTTTTAAGCGTTTTCCAGCTACTGTATAGTTAAAGGTATTATGTGGAAGGTCTACACGCTCATTTAAATGGTTATCCGAAAGCTGCAACACACCTACACATTTAGGATTTTCTTTTTTGTCCTTTTTTAATGGTGTTAATTGTTGCTTTTCTAGGACTCTTATAAGCTTTGTATTTAATTCTGTTACGGCATTTTCTAGCCTAGCGTACTCACGAAAGGATTTACGTTCTATCCTGCTTCGGTCTTGATAGCCCTGCTTTTGTTTACTTAAACGAACATTTTCAACAATAGTATCTTTACTGTTTCGTACAGGAGATACTGTTTTGTAGGCACAAACTACACATTTCCATCTTTGTTTTGCCTCACCACTGCGTAAGGTCTTGTAGCCCTGTCTGTTTAAGTGCGACGAACCGCACTCGGGACAACTTAAAAAGTTGCCTTCGTCATCTATTGCGTTGAACGGCATATAATAACAATGTTACCAACGCCAAAATATTTTTATACCAGCTTGCGCTATATCGAGCACCTCTTTTACTATGTGATTGCGCTCTTCTTCTGTTATTTCGCCATCCTTAGCAGCCTCGTGGTATGCATTTAATGCTTCCTGTATCTCTTTTAATACTTTGCGATATTTTGTTGCAGCAAACGTAATGCAGCCACCAATCATAATCGCGACTAAGTATGCAAAATTAGACAAACTTAACCATTCCATGATAGTTATCCTTTCATTTTAAAGAGCCAAGCAATAAATCCAGTGAAAACTACACTGACAACCGAAGTGACTCCTTTGAGCCTCTCAAGGTCTTTTTCATTATCCCTTACTCTTCCATTTAGTTTCTCAAGAGATGTTTCGTTTTTTTCTACCATCTCTTTTATGTATTTTAATTCTAATAAAACAGTATCTCTATATTTTTGTACTGGTATATTTTTATTCATAACGATCTACAAAAGGTTGCCCAGCCAACACAGAACGGAAGAGCTAAACCGTCTGTTTAAGGAGGCAAAGGTTAGCTGGGCAGGACACGACAAACAAAATCTTTTATGGTTACGAAGCTCTTCCATTTATCCTTCCTTTAAGGTATGCCAGGTCATCAGTTACATCATTTAGCTCTTTTACAATATCTTCTCTATGTCTCTGTCCAATATCGTCAGACTTATTCCATCGGTCTAACATTTTTAAAACAATAGACTCAACATTGCTCATTTTAGTCTCAGACTTTGCAATTGCTTGTCTGATAAGGTCTAAATCTTCGTTTTGCATTTTTTGACTTTTAATCAAATTCATTATCATTATTACAAAGAGGCTTACTATTACCCCTATCGCGCCATACTCGGCATATGTTTCAATCATCTAATACCTTCTTCGTTGCTCTTAATCCAATTACTACCAATGCTCCTAATGCAACCGGTAGATACATATCTTCTTTAACGCTAAAGGCTACTATAATAGACATAACAAACATAGCCGAGATTATGGCTTTGTCTATTAAACTACTTTGATGGTTTTTCTTCAGTTGGTTTTTCATTTTTTAACGAAACACTTAAAGCGTCAGCGAAGGCTTGTCTTCCAAACTGAAGCTGCTGAAGATTGAAAGTTGCATTTGTTATTTTTCTTGTTAAGTCGTTATGATGCTGCACCATAAGTTTTTGGTTATCATCAAGTTTGCTTTCTTCGTATTCAACTCCATCAAGAGTGACATAAGGTTGTTTTTTTTCTTTATCTTTTGCCATTATAGCTCCTTTACTTTTTTATTTTAAGTCTCTGTAGTAGAGTCTTGTTTTGTTCTTCTAGCTCAACAATGTGTTTATTTTCCATTGTAGCTACTTTAGAAGTTAGCACTATTAATTCTTCGTGCATATCATTTAATCTTACTTCAATAGATGCAAATCTCATTTGAGCTTGATACCAAGAACCAACAACAATAGCTATTAAAATGCCAGCCTTAATTAATAGCTGCAAGCTAATTGTTACATTGCTATTTGAATTAAGACCTTGCACTACTCCTCATCTTTTGTTTTTGGCTTAGGTTTAGGTTTTTTATTAATTACAATACTTTTAGTGTAGACGGGTGTATTCATATGCCTTGTGTCCCAATACCGAAAATCGTGATTGTCCCAACTAGTTGCATAAGAATTTGGTAGGTAACGATACCGAAAAGCTGAAGTATTATAAATTTTTACCACCCTACTACTATCTGTATAAGTAATGGTTTGGTACGGTACTGGCTCACCTAAATCAGAAGTAGTGACAAGCAAGCCCAATGCAAGCCCTATTATAAATTCAAGCATTAGTGTCCGTTATTTATTTTTTGTGCATCTATATATAATTTATTAAAATCCATTGCAACTGAGTCCATTTGCATATGAATTGTTTTTATTAAAGAATCTACGCGAAACATTTCCATTGATAGATCTTCTCGTGTTTTGCCTATGTAATAATCTTGACAACTAAATATGCTGAACATAAAAGCTACCATAAATCCTACTATGACAAGTGCGTGTAAAGCTTTACTAGCATCAACCCATTCGTTTAATTTTTTACGCATTTACCAAGGTTTCCCTTTTCCTGTAGTTGGATTTTCTTTAGCTTCTATTTGATTTGCAATTCCATCTTCTACTGACTTGACCTGTTCATTTCCAAGTTTTGCTTTTACCCACCCAAGAACTGTATCTTCATCAAGCTTATCATATTCTACAAAACTTGATAAATCAGATGTATCTAGTCCAACTTGACCATAGTTTCCACCAGAGTATGTAACTTTTTCACCATCTTTTGTTACTTCTTTTGAATCGTTAACATTCCAATGAACAGATGTAACTACGTTTGATTTACTGTCTTTTGAAATTTCGTAATCTAGTTGATTTATTGACCATTTAATTGCCATTCTTTAACTCCTGTTATATTTAAATTTTTTACGCATTTTCTAACGCTTCTACTTTTGCTGATAGTTCTTGTACTGCTTTTACAAGTACAGCAACAATCTTACCATCATTAAGAGAATAAAAAGATTCTGATTCATCAATATCTTTGACAAGTTCTGGTATAATTTCTTTAACCTCTTGAGCTATAAATCCAATTTCTGTTTTTTTATTATCTTCAAGAACCATATTACCATCTTTGTCAAATCCACCAGATTGCTTTTTGTATCGTTGAGGTTTTAATTTATTTATTTCATCTAATCCATAAGGTATTGTTTCTCTATCAGTTTTTAATCTTCCGTCAGAGTAAGTTGTCCACTCTACATCTGCGTGACCAGAACCTTCAGCATCAAAAATAAACCTTGTAAGTGAATCATTTTTCATTACAACTAAATTTCCATCAGTAGTGACGGCTGTTCTATTAGTTCCTGATTTAGTAGCTGAAGCCATAGTAATAACACCCACAGCACTTGTGCTTTTTGCAGTATTCGCTGAAGCTAAAGTAGCTCCTTGCATATACCATGCGTATTCTGTATTATCTGAAAAGGCTTGTGCGTTTACACCACCTTGTGACGAACTTGCTTTTGCTAAACTAAAATATGTATCTGTTTCTGCTAAATCGGTCATTCCATGAGCAACATCACTTGATTTTAAAGCCAGAATTTCGTCATCATTTGCACCCTGATTTATTGTAAGACCTTGAGTAGCTTTTGCATTTACAGTATCGCCAATAAATACATTTCCACCAGATGTAATACGCATATGCTCGTTTATTCCTTCTGGACTATTTTTTCTTGTTTCGAAGGACATATAGTGGTCGTGGTTATTATCAGTACCACTAGTTTTATGAACTCTAATTGCACCAGACTCATAAGCATTACTTGTGCTACCAGTAAAAGGATTATTCCAAAATTCTATATCTGCCCCAGTATTAATTGCAGCAGCAGTTTTATTTGTAATTCGTAGCGTAGGGTCAGCTGAGTTGCTTTCTATATGAAGCAAACTTGCTGGACTTGTTGTGCCAATACCAACATCGCCACCATTAGTAATACGCATTTTTTCACTATCACTAATATTAATTCTTAAATCTGCACCTGCACCACCTGCATCACCTTTGTCTACATCTATTAATAAACCATCACCATTGTTTCTAATTTCATTGTAATACGCAACATCTGTGTTTGCTAATCTTATACCACCAGTATTAGATGCACCTTTAATATGCAAGGTTTGGCTTGGTGAAGTTTCGCCAATACCTACTTTGCCTGAATTTAAAGTTAATGTTTCTGTATCGGTTCCATTAAGTCTTGTCATAAATTTAATTTTAGTATCTTCCGAACCATTACTTACATCAGGTGTTGAAACAATCATAGCCCCATATCTAACTAAACTATTCGCATCATTGTCGTGATAAAATTCCATTTTAACAATTTCATCATTATCTGCTGCGCTATTGCTAGTGTCTTTTATAAACTGCATATAAGCAGGTTCGCCATCATCATTTGTATTTTTAACAAGCAATGTTGGTGAAGCTGACGATGATGAGATAATACTTACATCACCGCTTACTTCCATAGCACTTGTAGATATTTTTACAGCTGAATCAGTTCCATCTCCATCTTCTATAGCTCTTAATGTACCATCAATACCATTTGAATCTATTTTTAATAATAACGGATAAGTACTCGCTATCGTATTTCCTGCTAATGTTGCCATTATATTTTCCTATTCATAATTTAAATTATATCATCCCAATTACGCTGTTCATTTTCCCATACGTCATTAAGATTTGTTGAGTTCCACATGTCTCTTGCAAGACGAGATACTTGAGTAACTACAGAATGTAAGCTTAGTGCTAAAGAGATCACTAGACATTACCTACATAAGCTATTACAGCTCCACTTGCTAGTATGAAACTATCCCATCTTCCAAATATCGTCATTCCCTGTGGAAACACTTGAGTTCCAACAGCGGCTGTATTACTACTTGAAACATCAGAAGCTGCAGCTGAATCATCAGCCCATCTTCCAGTGTCAGTAGCGACCAATCCATTAGTACTATTAAAAACAGTATCTTCTAAAAATTGTATTGCGACAAATTTTCCATAAGCTGCAGTTACAGCAGATGTACCACTAACAAAAGCACAACCAGCTTGACCTAAGGCTTCTCTAACATAAACTGCTCCAGTTGGGTCAAGAGCTAAAGCTCCAACATCAGTATCACCAAGAGTCCTAAGGCTACTATTATCATTGCCAGGGGAATCGTATCGGCCAGCTACAAGAACTGGGTTACCTGCTGCATTAGCATTTTCAGCTACATCTCCAACTACCTCTACCTTACCAATGGTATTTGTACCGGAAGGTAAAGCTGCAACAACGTCAACTTGCATTTGACTTCCGTCAATAGCGTTATCTAAAATTTCTACAGCTGTTTTTATTGCATTTGTATCAGCGTCTATTCCAGTTAACAATACTTCCATAGCTGCTAAATCTGTAACTGCTGGGTCGTCAGATGCTAAAGTTACTCTTTGTACTCCAGCTGCAACAGCTCCAGCTCCACCAACAAAATCTGTTCCTGCTATGTTTGCGTTTACATTTAAATAATTTCCGTCTACTGCGTTATCTAGTAACTCTATTGCTGTCTTAATCGCGCCAGTGTCTGCGTCTATAGTAGTTAACAGACCCTCTATGCCATCAACGTGGCCTATAATTGTTGCTTGATTAGCGGCAGTAGCAGCGCCAGTAGGTAATGCACTTGATAAAGTGTCAACTTGTAAATGTCCATCAGCATCAACTAACGGGACATAGCTTGTACCTGAACCAGCTTTATTTGTATTTCCGTATATTAGAACACTGTCGTTAGCTTTATCCAGGGCTACGTCAATAGCAATGTCGCTTCCTTCAGTGGTAAGAGTTACGTTATCAATATCTACTTTTAACGCATCAGCGCCTGAATTAATAACTTTGTTAAGGACTTCCTTAACGGTATATGTATCTATTGTAGGAGTGGTATAATTAGCCACTGTGTTCTCCTTTTGTTATGTATGCCTTACCGACCGAGAACTGGCTGACATGGGCATATCAATTATTATTTTAGGTGAGATTATAAATAAAAACCTTGAGGGGGCATTGTAATCTAATTATTATTTTTTAAATATACTAACTAAATCAAGCTCCCTAATTATTGCTATGTAATTATCTACTGACTCTGTAACAGCTAGTTTTTCTCTTGGCGTTAAACGTTCCCAAAAAATTCTTGCTTCAGCTTTGTTTTTAGAACCTGTTTTTAGTAAACGCATTTTTCCATCTACCTCCACTCTTAACTCGCCAGCAAGTTTATCTAAAGGGTGCATTCTTTTTATAATATTTTTTACTGAAGTTTGTGCATCTTTTTCGTATATTTTTTCTAAGCGAGCCTTTTTCCCTGTCATTATTTCTTCGTTCATATCGGCTGCTACGTTTTTTTGAGTAATTGTTTTAGCGGCACTTCTCATCACTCTTCGCATTTCATCTCTATCAGCAATCCAAAATGCTTCTTCTACCTCTCTATAAGATGTAGAATTTTTGCTTAATTTGTATTGTATATTTTTTGGAGACTTTCCTTCTCTATCCTCTTCAAACTTTCTAACGTATTGTTGCACATTACCATATCTTCTGTATTCTTCTGATCTAGGACTTAACCTTGCTCTTTGTAATTTTTGCCAATCTCTATATAGAGCAACTTGCGCTTTTAAAAAATCTTCACTAATGTCAGCTGCAGGTTTTTTACCAGTAAGTAAATATCCTAGTTCAGTGTGTACATTTTTATAAGCATCAAACACAACAGGATACATTCCATACCCTTGAAACGCATCTGAGAAAACACCAAACGATTGCGCTCTTACAAGATTTCTACCAAGTCGTAAAGCTGACTCTTTAAATTTTTCTTTAGGAGCATCTTTTCCGTGTAAATATTCTATAAAATCATCTATGTTGCCACCTGATGGGTGCTCCCAACCAAACAAACCGTAGTTAATAAAGTATTGCAATTCACCAGCTATGGCTCCACCAGCCGCCCATTTTGCAAGCGGCACAAAATCTCCATTAAGAGCAGGTTTTACAACGGCTTTATGTACTCCAGCTGTTGCTCTGTATGCCATTTTATACAAACTACCAGCAAACTCCATTTTACCTGACATTATATCCGGCATAAACAACGGGTGAGTAGACCCTTGAGTTATAGATGGAGCTATAGACTCTATTGCTGCCATCTCTTTTTCAGTCAAATACCCACGCTTGACCATTACATCTATTTCCCTATCTGTAAATCCGCCAAATTCTTTAAAAAAGAGCCTGCCTCTTTCTAATTTTTTTCTACCAAAATAATTAATATGTTCAGCAGACATTTTTCCTGACATATAATCTATATGTGTTTGCGCTGTAGCTCCTGCTGATATAACAGACTTTGCTCTATTAATCGTTTCAGATGGTTTTATTCCACCAAAGAATGTTATTAAATCTGCTGCTCCTTTTTCAAATGTTATTGCTTTTATTTCTCTTGTGCCTACGCCAAGCTGTCCTCTTTTCCTTGCTCTTTCTACAGATCCGTAAGGATTAGAAAGTAAAGTAAAAATTCCTTTTAATGTATTTCTAACTCCGTATGTCGGCAAATCTGTAGTAAACGAATACATAATATTGTTTTTAAATGTTTGCGGACTTGTCAAGTGTAACGCTGAAAATCCTCGTGTAGAACCACTCAATATCCAAGGCGATGTGTCTGACTCTCCATCTACAATTCTTTCTATTAAACTTGAAGCTTCTTTTGAATTTTTTTGTCCACTTTCTGTGTATATTTGACCAACTAACTGGTCTCGCCTAGACATATCCTGTCCAAATGCTTCTGCTCCTGCAAGAAAAGTTGCATATTTGCGTGAAATACCTGGAGCAAGATTTGTAAAGTCTGTTTCATACAGTTCAGGTGATAATAACTGCGTTCTTAGTCGGTCAGCTGAACCATATCTAACGGGGCCTTTGTAAAAAGGAGAGCGCCTTGTCCATTCGCCAATTATAGCCTGAGCTTCTTCTATAGTCTTTGCCTTGCCGCTTTTAAGTAATTTGTTTACTTCTTTATAAAAACCTTCGCCCTGCAATGTAAAATCTTTTGCTACATCTTTTTTTAATTGATACCTAATCCAATTATCTAAATAAACATCATCTGCCTTTACTCGCTGTTTTTTCCCATCTATTTCAAATTCTACATAAGTATCATAATTTTTTCTTAAAGAGTGTAAATAGTCTGTGTATTCTTTCCAAATTTTAGCAGCTTCTTTTGTTTTAGGATTGTTTAAAAATGCTTCTTTGCCTCGAAAGTTCATTCCTTCTGCTAAGTACGGGTCAACTGCAGCTACAAAATTCTGCATATTCTTTTTGCCAATTAATTTTTGTATTTTAAATACAGCATTTTCACCAGCTCCAGTTATGTTTGTTTGATTCCTTACGAACCTAAAAGATAAGTCAGCTAATTCACTTCCACCCTTACCCATATTTCTGAGTCTTGTAAGTTTATCAAAAAGAAAAGAAAAATCGTTTATATATTTTCTTGTTTTAACAGGGCTGTCAAAACGCATTGCAGGCAATTCGTCTAAATAACCACCTGTTCTATTCATTTCTTTTAAAACTTGCTCGTAATGTATCATTTCTTCTTGTGTAAAATCTTTTTGCGTATTCGTTCTGCCTTTAGTAATCTGTAATTTTAAATCTCTAAATTCAGTGTCATTAGTTTCTATGCCATTCCTTTTCATTTTTACTAATATGTCTTTTTGCATTGTGTGCGTACGTCTTAAATCAGCTGTTCTTGTTGGCCAAGCTATATCTTCAGCAACCTTTATAATCTCTTGCTCTGTTGGTATTTGATTTTTAACAGAGTTTTCTAATCGCGTCATTTCGGTGCTTAATTTTTCTAAGCGACCTTCCATCTCCCTATCTACTTTTCCGCCTGCTACCCACTCATTATAAAGCTTATTTGAGCGTTGAGCAAGGCTATCAAACTTTTGCTTATCGGATACAGGTAGTTTTGAACGTTTCCAATTACGCATTGCGTTAAATAGCGCAGTAGTTCCCGGTATAAAATCTACACCAGCAATCGTGCCGCCTAAACGATCTGCTTCTTTTTGAGTTTTAATTAAATCTTTAGCTATTCTAATTGCTTCTTTTAACTGACCAGCAGAACGCTCTACATCAGGAGAAGATAAAGTTGAATACCTTTTTAAACGCGCTTCGTATCCTTTTAATGCTTTTTCTAAACCTTTTAAATCTGATTTAGCTAACGACTGCCTATTGGGCGCTGTAAATATAGGAGCGTTTTCTGAAGTTAAAGGCTGAGTGCGCCCTCCTCTTGGTGGTGTTACCTTGTATTCTGCAAACGCTTTATTAATTTTTGCTTTGCTAAAATTACCAAAAAACTCTCCACCGCTGTCGCGCGTATTTATTTTACCATCTCTTACAACAATGCTTGAAGGAACACTTACGCTATATTCTCCATTTACTTGTGGCAGTTCAATTTTTAATTTATACTTATTATAATCTATTCTGCTATGCTCAGGAGCTATAATCTTACTATAGTCTATTTCAAAACTTCCCTCAGCTTTAGCAGCAACAATCTGTGCTTCTACCTGCTCTCTTATACTGCCAAATATATTTTGTAATTCTAATTTTCCTGTGTTGTCCGGAGTTGGTTTTCTTGCAACCTTCTTTTTGCCTTTTGTTACCTTAGCAGTAGGTGTCATAGTAACTTGGTCGCCATCACGAGGTTTACCAAGCTTTGCATTGTTTATTAATTCAGCTAGTTCTGCCTTGTCCATTGCTAAATCTCTTAGCTTGTTCTCATCTGCTTTTTCGCCTTTTTTAAACTCTGCTGCTATTTTATTTTCTATCTCTGCTTTTTGCAAAACCATCTCTTGAATAGACTTTGGCGCATCTTCCCTAACCTCACCTCGCCCTGCTTTCTCTATTATTTCTGCTTTTTCAAGATTTCCACTAAGCTTTGCTTTAGCTAATTTTTCATTAACAGGTTTTGTGTCGTTAGCGTCTCGTTCAAGTTTTTTTATTGGCGCTTCTTCTAAAATTCTTCCTGATGCTAAATCTATTTTTTCTCCAAGCTTACTACGCGCTGCATCTCCTTGTCCTTGCCATTTCTTTAGCTCTGCTGCTATTTGAGGCTTAGTAAGAGAGTTTAAAGTTTTGTACCCACCAATATGTACCGTTTTGTTTAATAATTCTAGTAAATTGGATTTAGGCAAAGCTACTAAATCAGATTCTGTGTTGTTTCTTAATATCTTATTGTCAAACGTTTTCTCTATTTGTAAAACTGCATCTTGCAATTCTTTAGAAAATTCATTTTTATCTATAGCTGTTCCAACATCTCTTGCTATTCGGTCTGCTAACTTATCAAAAGCTTCTTTATATGAACCAAAAAACTCACCTTCTATTGTTTGTACTTGTGCTCTTAGCCCTGTGTCTGCACGTTTTATAACAACCTTATAGATTTCCTTACCATCTTTTACATCTTTTCTTATGCCGTAATTGCCAAAACTTCCGCCTTCTTGTTGTAAATTTATCTCACCAAGCTTATTTCCTTTTGAGCCTGTAATGTCCTCAAACTTAGGCTCAGCTGGTGTTTTAGGCTTTGGTGTTTGCACTACTTCTATATTTGGCTTAGAAGTTTCACCACCTCTTTTTGCTAATTCAGCCTCTAAAAGAATTACTTCGGCTCTATAACTCTTAAGCTGGCTAACATCAGCGTCCAGCATTTCTTTAGTTATATCACTTCCTCTTTCAATAGCCTCATCAGTAAACCTTTCCAATCTTGCTTCAGCGTTTTCAATTCTTTCTTTCGCACCGCCTAACCGTTCTTGTAACTCTTTAGTAGTTGATTCAGTAAGAAATGATGCATTTTTATTTTTTTCAGCTAGTTTCTTTGTTTCTACTTCTAAGTTAGGAGCAAACTTATCTAGCTTTCTTTGCAGTTCTACTTTAGCTGGTTTTTTAGCTGGCTCTACAACTGGAGCTTCACCTCTACTTGCTAAATCAACAGCTTTTGCCTGCTCAGGTGAAACTTCAGGCCCACGACCTTTTGCTCCGCCAACAGCAACTTTTACGACACCGCCTTCACCAGCTTTACCCAGCGGAACTTCTGCTTCACCCGGTAGTTGTTTTTGTCCTTCACGACCAACAACTCTTTCGCCTTTAACTGGCGACTCAACTGGAACTGCTTTACCTGCTATTTGAGAATCAAGTGTTTCTATTTTACCACCCATTTCTACAATTTGTTTTTCTTTCGCATCGTATTCAGCTGTGCCCTCTTTTAATGCTTGTAGCTCTTGAAATAGTCTATTTTGCTCTGCTTGCATATTTCCACGTTGTTGCACTAGATCACTGACATCTTCACCTTTTGGTGCAATTAGCTTTCTGCGTTCTAACTCTACGCGAATAGCTTGAGATTCACGTTCAGAAATATTTTTGTCTTTAAGCATTGCTCGTAACGCAGATTCAGGAGCAGATTGCAACGCATCTTTTTTCAAATAAGCAGGTAATTCAAATTCTCTTGCAACAGCCTCGCTTATTGGAACTTCTTCTCTTATTGGCTCTGTAACTTCCCTAGTTACTTCCTTCCCTTCTTTATCTAAAACAGGCCTACCTTCTTTATCTAAAACAGGCTCTGTTACTTTTCTCGTATCAACAACTTCCCCTGGGACTGTTGTTTCTTTTTCTGCTTTTTCAGGAACCTGTCCTCTGCCTAATGATATAGTGCGAAAAACAGGCTTACCATCTGCACCCATTACTGGATTACCATCCGCATCTAACTGAGGCTTTTTAATTTCTCCTGTTGTTACTAATTCTTTTTGTGTTGATAAAGGTCTATAAGGTATTCTAGTTCCATTTGCATCTAGTATTATACCTACGCCATTTTCATCTATAGGTATGTTTGGTTTTTCTCCAAGAATATGCCCTTTACCACCACTTGACATTCCAACTTCACTACCTTCTGAAACAAGTCCTTCGCGCTCAATAGCAAGTTCAACAGCTGACTTTAATTCGTTATGAACTATTCTTTGTGCTTCTTCAAAACTTTTGCCTTTACTATACTCTTTTCTTATTCTAAACGCTAAAGACTTTTGTACAAGAGTGCTAGCTGCCTGACCATACACCTGCTGTAATGGTGCGGCTAGTTTTATTCCAAGTAAAAATGTACCAGCATCTACAAAGTCTTTTCCTTCAGGCTTTCTTCCTTCAACTATTAACGGAGAAAATCCTCCAAAACCACCTACTTCACCTACAAAACCTAAACCTTCTTGAGTTAGCTTTGCTCCTTTGCCCTTTGCTAACGGCTTAACAATCCTAGGAGCTGCTGCACCTAGTTCAGCCAATGTTCCTGTAACCATACCTAATACAGTGTGAGCTACAACATCCTTCGTCCAAGTAACAGGGTCAATAAAACCTTTTTCATCGTATTGCGTTAAAGCAGAACCAAGCCCTTCGTATGTTCCAAGAGCTCCTCCAAAACTTGCCATTCTATTTGCTGTTTTATTTACAGCTATTTGTACCGCTCTATTAGCCGCAACTTCGCTAACACCATTTTTTATAAGTCTTTGTTTAGCTAATCTACCTGAGGTTGCAGTTAAAGTTTTCTTTGTCAGGTCTGTCACTTTTGCTACACTCATTCCACCTTTACCTATAATACCGCCAACACCAAAAGACAGAGCGTCAAGAGGCATCATAAGCCCTACAATTCCAGCTGCCATTTGTTCGCGTTCACTAGGTTCGTAGAATGTTAAATCTACTTCATTGCCTGATGCAAGTTTCCACGCAATTCCTGAAAGAGAGTTACTCCAAGACAATGATAAGAAATCATTGTCATTTGCAAAACCAGGCCCCGTCTCTATATCAAACCCTGCTAACGCTTTTTTATATCTTTCTCTTGGGCTTCCTGACAGTACCTTGCGATTATATGCGTCTTTTTGAGCTGCTTGCAGTCCACGACCTAAAGCTGTATCTTGCTGACCTGAAAATAATTCCGGTTCGCTCATTACATTCCAAGCAACCATTTCCTTTACTTCTTGCTCCCACTCAGGACTATTAGGATGCTTAAACACGCCTTGTGTTTTTGATAGTTCTTTTAAATTTTCTAAAGCTAAATAATCTGCTTGCGCCCTACCAGCCATTGCAGCTTGAGATGGGTCTTTAAAAGTTAAATCTCTATACCTCCAAGCGTTTGCCAAACGACTTGCTGTTCTTTTAAGAAAACTTGGCTCAGGCGCTTCTGACATAGTGGGTTCTTTTTTGTTTTTATCTAACAAAACTCCTGCATTTGGCAAATCTAATGTGAGTTCAGTTTCATCTTGTTGAGAAGCGGTGCTTGGCCTATAATTTGTTTTAATGCTGTTAGAATCAAAATCTGACTCTGCTGCAAACACTGCTTTAATTGTAGATGCCTCTCCACCAGCAAGCGAATCTATCAAAGCAAGATGTCTTGGGTCTGCTCCCATTACAGCAATATAATCTTCGTCTTTCCAGTCTTTATACTTTGCCCAAGAGCCGTTTATATACGCTGTCCAATTTTGTATACCCGCTGGACTATCACCTTTGCTGTTTAATAATATTCTGTTTATAGCAAATTCTAAATGCTGTTCAGGCAATCCTTCTTTTAATGAAGTTTTGTATTCTTCCTTAAATGCATTTTCCCAAGTGCTATCGTTTATTTGAGGTATACCATAGTCATTAGAATGTATCTCTTTTTTTGATGTATCTACTCCTCTTGTAGCTCTGTTTAAATTTGCTGAAGAAGAATTTGGGTTTGTTATTTCAGACGAAAGAGTGTCGTCAGGACTTACATTAACGCTTTTGATAGGGTGTGAATAAATAGATCCATCATCTCCACGATATACTACATTATCCATCTCTCTTTCATTCGCAAGAGTTTGGTTAAATGTTTCGTTGTTTTCACCTACTAATACTTTACCCGTATTAGGTTCTTTAGGTTGCAAATTTCCAGCAGAATCAGGCTCTAATCCATATTGATTTGCTGTGTCGTAGTCATACCCATCGCCGCTTGTATCAAATGCTTCTTCTTGGGTTAATTCGGTAGAACTGTCAAAGACTATCTGATTTTTGTACTCAGGATATTTTGTAAGAATTTTATCCAACAACGTACTATCAGGTATTTCTGCGTACGATGGATATTTACTTCTTAGCTGACTAAGAAATTTAGCCTGTGGTATTTGTCCATTAGCCATTGTTTAGTCTAATATGCCTAAAGGGTCATCTGTTATTGCTTTAGAATATGGTATATCCATACTATCTAAGAATTTTTCTATATTTGCTATTTGCGTTTCCATCTGTTTTCTTTTTTCAGGATTCATTACTATTGCAGATAAAGTTTTTCTTGATTCTGTTAATCCTTCGGTTGGAGCATCCTCGCTAAAGAAATCAGAATCAGCCCCACTATATACAGTAACTTCTTTAGCGCCCTCAAGGTAGCCTAACAACGTACTTCTTCTATTAAGTTGTGTTTGAATACCAATTAAATTTTGACGGCTTAATTTTTTAGGTTGAAATTGTTCATCCGATTGTTTAAAATAATTTCTAACCTCTGACTCTTTAGTTCCTGTCGGCATATTTCTTAACGTATTATAAGCATCAATTTTGTTTTGATAGCCACCTAATTCAGATAAAAACGTATTAATTTCGTTTAGTTTAGTTGAGTCATCACCATCATAAGCTTTCATTCCCGATATAATTGTTTCAGGATGTTTTAATTCAAAATCAGGCTCATTGTTAACTTTTGCTGTAGTGTAATCTCTCCATAGCTGAGCAGCAGGCCCCACCCAAGGTCTATCGCCTTTACTTCCAATAACTCCATTTTTATCAGTGTCTTCATATTCAACTTGACCGTCTAAATACTTATTAAAAAACTGGTCACCATAAGCCTGTCCCCAATCTTGCACACCTGCGCCTTGTCCTCCAATTTGCATATCATATTTACTAGTATCAGGATTATACTGCATTACTTCTCCAGTTGGCAATGTAATCGTTTTAGAAGCTAACTGATCTTCTCGATAATCTTGCGTTGCCTGAGTTGCTTCTTCTTGTAATGCTAATTTTTGATAATCAAGAGATTGTTGATTGTTTTGTGCAATTAAATCGCCTAAAAACCCAAGCGCTATTTCCGCTGTGCGGTACGGCTTATCTTTTTCTCTTTCTTTATAATATGAACCATATGACCTTGCCATTATACTCCCTCGTATGATATTCTTTCTGTTTCAATTTGATATAATAAATCTTCTATTCCTGACATTTCAACTCCACGCGATTTCATTAAATCAGATAAACCACGCGCCTGTGCTATGTCTAAACCTTGCAATTGATTACTTAATTCTTGACCTGCCAAATCAAATCCTTGTTGTTGACCACTCATCATCCTCGACATTGTAGCTTGTTGCCTGTCCATTCCGCGCTCTGATTCTGCCGAATAAAGACCGCGACCGCCAATAGCTTTTTGAACATCGCTTGACCTTCTAAAGCTATATGCGTCTCCTAAAAACTGGTCTAATGCAGTTGCTTGCCTTGTATCAAGTCTTTGTTGAGATATGTTAACTCCTTCTCGCCTTAAAGCAAAATCTTTTTCCGACAAAGCTTCTTGTTCATCATAGTATTTTTCAATCCCTTCTCTTCTTCCAACAGTTTCATCACTCCCTGTTATTTTAGCTTCATATTCATCTAACGCATCAAGACCGCTTCTTGCTTGACTTTTTGCTGCTCGCTCAGCACGACTTCCTTCGTAACCTTCACCATAATCGCCAAAAACTCCAAACTCACCCGATATTGGATGCCATTTTGCGTCACTCATAATTTAACCTCAATTTTCCATTGAACAATTTTCATATCATCAAATAGCCTCTCCCAAGCTTTTCCATTTCTTCTTGTTGTAAATTGTATTTTTTTACAATTCATACTTTTAGCTATTTCTTTTAATTCTTTCCAAGCTCTTGTTGTTTCTTTTTTGTTTTTACTAAAAGCTGTTCTTATCCACATAATATCACCGTATACATCAAAATCTGCCCAGCAACTACTGTATTGAGGAGCGTACATATGTTCAGGGCTTTTTGCTTGCAAATATTCTTCAGCAGTATCTTTTGATTTTTTTAAATAACGCGAAAGATTTTTAGTTATCCTACTAGGAAATCTATCAGTATAATTTTCTGCTACTGCAACCATCAGCTTATATTCAACCTTCTTCTAGCTCTTCCTATTGGTGTTTTTCCTAAAGAATCACTACTTCCACCGCCTATAAGCCCACCGCCAATACTTAACGCAGCTGGAATTGCCGCAGCCCAACCTACTGGATTCCAAAAGTTAGTTAAAGCAACCGCACCAGCAACACCACCACCTACTTGCAACGCGCCACCTACTCTAGTCATTTCATCCTCGCTTTGCAATCTTTTCGCTCCTGACGCAATAGATAGTCCAGCCCCAATACCACCGGCAGCCTTGCCTAGTGTGCTTTTTAAACCGCCCTTAGCAGCTTCTTCTGCTCCTGCATTAGCTAAAGCCAAATCATCATATTCTAGTTGAGCAGCCATAGCATCTCCGGGTACAGGGTCAAGTCCCATACCTGCTTCTGCTATTTTTTCTTTACCTGACGCTTCTAAGCTTTTAACTATTGGTGCATCGCTTTTTAAATCTAAAGGCGCGTCTTTTCCAAAAATACCTTTTAATCCTGCTTTTTGTCTTTCTCCAAACTTCATTCCTGGTATATCTTTTGGATCTACGCCACTTTTTATATCTTGTGCAATTTTTCTTTGACCTTCAAGTCTATATGCTGCACCTGTAGTTGGATTTGATGCATAATCCCAAAACTTTAATTCAGGATTAGCGTACTTAGCTTGCATAAAACCACGCAACATTTTATCATAGCCCATAAATGCTTTACCACCTGTAACCGCTAATTTTTGCACTCTTTCTTTTTGTGCTTGCTCTGCCATTAAAGCATCATCTATACCCATTCTTTGTCGTTGTACAATTGAACTAAAGCTGGGGCCTTCTTGAACAGGGTATTGTGGATATTGTATTTCTGCCATTATAATTTTCCTATAATCTCGTTTACTTTAGCTGCTAAAGTTGCAACGTCATCTTTTTGCGCTGAAGTTGTATCATCTACTGTATCTGTGACAGTTCCGCCTGTGCTGTCAGTTATTTTTTGTATACCTGTACGACCTTCTTCAGCTAGTCTTGTATTAAACAATCTATTAATGTATCTTACAAATAAGAACATACCTTGACCTGGCACATAACGTAAAGTTATTCCACCTTCTTCTAAGTCATTAACACTTGGTGAGCCAGTCTTTACCTCTATTTTATTTTGAGCTTTGTTTTTAATTGCAAGAATGTCTCTATATAAATCATCTTCATTGACAGGGTTTGCTGGGTTAAATCCTTCTTTTTCCATATATGCCATTATGTATTTTCCTTAAATAAAGGTCTGTACTCAAAAATAATGCTTTGTACCATTAAACCGGTTGCGACAGCTGGTCTAAATCGTACCTGCACGCTATTGCAAGTTACACCATTTCTTGCTTCAGTGTCCACTGTCTCTGTAATTCCAAATTTTGCTTGTTTCCATTTTAAAACTGTTAATGCGCTATCATTGCTTGTAGAGTCAATAATTCCACCAATAGGATGCCCTCTTGCTACTCTTAATACGTTTGTAAATTGAACTTCAAGTACTTTCATATATTCATCATTATTGCCTTCAATAGATATAAAATCACCAAGTTCAACCTCAAACGCTCCGGAAACATCTATAGTTATAGCGTCATTTACTGCAGCAGCAGTAGTTGTTCCATCTGTTAAAACAGCTGTGCCTCCATTTTTTAAAGCAGTAAATGTAGAAGGTAAATGAGTTACAGCTGCGCTATCTACAGAGCAAGAAGCAAAGTTGTTAAAATTTCCTGTGCCATCTACAGCGTATCTAAGCTTTTGAACAGCGGTAGTAATTTCCTCTGTAGATTTATATGTCACATATACGTTATATAATTTTACTTTTTTATGCGGAGCTGCAAGAATATAATCTTTAGTTGTAAAGTCTGCTAAACTTCCTTTGTGCATTTCATCTTTCCATAAATAAAACGCACCAGCATTAGAATACATTAATTCACCATCCCACCTTTGTACAAAATTACTTCTTGATTTATCATTGTCTGCGCTTGTCATACTTCCGGGATTAGATGACCACGCTCCTGTTTTAAAATCATACACGTATGCGTGTAGTGACGTGCTATTAGCTTTTAAATCAACAACAAGAATTTTTCCTGTAGCACTGTAACCTACGCTAACAGGTGCGTCTACAGCTGTTCCAATAGAACCTTTCCACGCTTCAGGGTCAAATTTTCTTTTTCCTTGACGATCAACCATTAAATCGACAACAGTTCTTCCATTGTATAAATAACAACCGTGTTGATTTACCCAAGCAATTCCATAATCTGTTTCTACAACTGCTGATTTAACAGGAATACCTTTTTGCGCGTGCGTTGACTCTAAATATTCTTTGTCTTGAGAAATATTTATAATATATAACGTTCTTTTTTTGTATTGCAATATTCTATCACCATAATGCATTAGTCTTACAATTTCATCACCATCTTTAACTGACGCATCTATTGCATTTTTTAAAGGCAATACATCGTAATTATCTACAACAGATTTTATCATCGTATCGCCTAATACTTCTTCTTTTCCGTCAGGGTATGTAGCCATTACATTGCCTACATACAATCGTCTATTTGCAACTACTGAAGTTTTATATCTTGGATTAGTAACCGTTTCACCTTCAGGAATACCGCTTTCTATTTCATACGTTGACCTTTTGTGAGGTCTAATAAAATTATCTCTATTTAAAAAAAAGATAATTTGACCATTTGCTGCGTTGTATTCTGCTGTAGTTGTTTTGCCACTTTCAAAAGCAGTAACAGTTCCGTCTACAAAATCACACTCAGCTTGAGGAAACCATTCTGAAGAATCACTACTTCTTGGTGATTGCAATTCACGCATATACAATTTGCAACCAGTAACTCGTCTATTCCAGTTATTCGCAGACGTTGCCGAGTCATTGTCGTATTTTATAAATATAGGTATACTAGGAGCTTTACCGTTTGTTAATACAACGTGTCCTACGCCACCTGTTGCTTCGTTTGTGCACGTTGTGATTGTGCTTTCTTGTCGGCGTGGATGGTCGTACATAAAACTTACACCTACTTCCCAATTTCCACCCCAACCTGTTGAGCCTGACACTGTATCTTCGTTAAAACCAACGTGGACATTATTCCCTGCTAAACCTGCATGGTTAGACCAAGAGCCGCTTGTTTCGTTCACTGTAATAGTATTTATATTAATAGTAATTGAATCAGCAACATCCGCTGCGGTAATTACCAATTCAGAACGTATACCTTGCGCAGTGCCATTAGCAATAGCCAAGCTTCCCGTAAAAGTTAAAGTCCTAGTCCCTGAACCAGCTCCTGACAAATTCCATTCTTCAAAGTTAGAGCCATCAAAAGAACTTCCTGTGTCTACAGATCTACCAACCCTAACTATAACGTTGTCATAAAGTGCTTTTCCATCTTCTTCGTCTATAATACTTACTTCTACTGTGATTGATGTTATTGTAGGAGCGTTACTTAAACCTCCTGTTTGCATAGTTTCTTCATCTTCAAAGTCTGTGTCTGTAGAGTCTGAAGTTCCGTTTCCTGCTAATGCTGGATTAAATGAATATGTTGCTGAAGCAACAAGTCCTAGTGTTTCTGCTAATTTAAATGTAGAAGGATTGGGTTTTTTACATTCAGCGTTCATTGGATACCAATCAGCAATCACCTTATCTGTTATGCTTGCATCAGTAAATAATTCTCTATCTATATATCCCCACCAGCTATTTGATTGGCCTGAAGTTGCATAATTTCCATTTGATGCTCTTAATACGCCATCGGCAAAAGAAAAATCTATAATTGAATTAGTTGCATCTGAAGGCTGTGGTTCATCTCCTGCATCAATCCAACCTGGAGCTCCACCTTTAACCCTGCCACCGCTTCCTATAGTTGTACTGGCAGAAGAACTATCTTCTTCTATTGTAAACACAGTGTCGCTAGATTTTGCTTTAACTGCATGTATTGTTCCATTTAACAAAGTGCCCATTGTTCCAGTCATACCATTAAACCTTACAACGTCTCCTGCTAATAAATTATGATTGGCTGAAGTTGTAATTGCTGCGTCAGATGCTGCAGTAATACTACTTATTGTTAAACCTTGCCCGTTGTTTTTACCAAAAATATTAATTTTATTTGAACCTGTAGAGTCTGCTATAGCTACCCAATCTTCACCTGCTACAGAAGCTCCATTGTCTTGTTTTCCGTTATAGTGCCTATCTGAGCTAAATGTAAATAAATTATGGCCATCTTTTATAAGCGTACTAAGTGTTGTAGGGTACGGGTCTAACCCGTTACCAACACTAGAAGATATTGCAGCTGTTCCTACTGTTCCTGACCGAATAACACCACTTGCTCCAACGGTTAAATTTTGCAGTTTTGTTAATTCATTATCTTCTATTTTGCGGGAACCAACAAAAGAATTTTCACCACCTGAGAAATCATCTATTATTTTTACTTGTTTTGGCATTATGTTTTCGCTATTACATATTCTATGGTTGAATCAGCAGAGTCCCTTATTACGCCAATTTTATTGGTATCTATCCCGTTTCCTCTAAACTGGACACTTGCTCCGCCTTTTACTTTCATTGGAAACGTCGGCGAACCTGCGCCGTATTCCAGCGTTACCTTAACGGTATTTGTTCCTGTGTTTTTTATATAACAAAAAGCCATAGTGTTTGAATTGCTTGTTAATTGAACTAACGAGCTAGATATTGTTATTATACCATCCCAAGTATCTGTAGCTGCTTCCCATTGACTTAAATTACTATCCCAATCCGCTGCAGGCGCAATAAAGGAAGTCCAGCTATCGTCTGCTTGAGTAGCATTAACATCTATATATCCATTTCCGCCTAACGTTTTATTGACGCTAGTGTGAAGTTTGTTATGACGAGGGCTACTATGTCCTTCAAGCCCTGACTCTATTTTTGGAATGACTTGTGTTGCAAATTGTATTTTTCTGTCTTGTGCCATTACGTTACTGTTAAATATTCTACTACGGAGCTTCCTCCACCAGTAGCTGTTAAAAATTTTATGTCTGCCGCAGAACTATCTACAAAAGATGCAAAAGCTTCACCTGCTGATAGTAATACTAAATAATTAGATCCTCCATCAAAAGAAAGCTTTACATCATTTCCTGATACGCATTTTAAATAAAAAAAATCAAATCCAGTTTCTAAGTCTATAGCCGTACTATCTGTTACATCGCCAGCAGAAACATAATTTAAAGTATTTCCCATTTCTGACGACAAAATAGAGTTACCTGAAAGCTTACGTCCGCAATCACTATCCATAAACCAGCGAGTACCACCACTATCAAGTTCTTGTGGAATACAAGAGTTTTTATAAGTTAACGTTACATCATTTGTAGCCATTAGCTACGCGCCTGCTGCTTATCGTACTGCCTAAACCTATTTGTTATTATAGTTAAACCACGCTCGTAGTCTTTTGATAGATTATCGTAAATTTTGCTGTACTGTGAGAATTTAGCATTGCTTTCTCCTAACTCCTTAGAAACTTCTGCTTGATATTGTGCTAATTCTTGTGAGTATCTACTTATTGTTAATGTATAATCTTGAATCAATGCATCCATTGCTCTTGCTGCGTTTTGAATATTAGTATTAGTAGAAAGCGACATTTTTTGAATTGCTGCTCCCGTAGATTCTCTCATTTTAGATACAGCAACATTAACATCGTTTGAAGCGTTAGCTATAGATGCCTGTGTTTGACTTGAAATAGACGAAGTATACACAGATGTGTCGTTACCAGCATTTGATACGCTTGCTTGAGTTGATTGACGCGCATCTTCAATGGTAGCTTGCATAGCAGAAGAGGCGTCTTGTACTTCCGCTTGAAATGCGTCAATATATGTTCTTATTTTAGATAATTGTACATTTGCAAGTTCAACATCTTCTTCATTTTCAATATAATCAGCTAACACATCCCAAAATTTATCATAATCAATTTGATCTGCGTCTGTATTAATAACTCCACCCGTCATAGAAAGAAGTCCTTTATCTACAGTGTGCCCTTCTACGCTAGGCGAAGTATATGCAGAGTCTGTACTTGCAGTTGCATTAGTTGTTGCTGCGGTTGCTGATACACCAGCTGCATCGGTTGGTGCTACACTACCTGTAGGTACATCTTGAGCAGAATTGACAGCATCACCAACAATTGCATTTGAATAAGAAATATTTGGAACATCAGGCACATCAGGAGGTACTACCGTTAAAGAAGCAACGCTATCAGACATTAGGCGAGTTAAGCATTTCATTGCAGCCCCAGTCACGACTACAGATTCGTATTCGTCAGGAAAATTTGCAATAGAACTAGAACCAAAAGCTACTGAGGGTGTGCTAACAAATTCAACTTGAAATGCGTTTGGACTTCCGGCGGGAGTTGGATACACATAAACACTAGAGTTTCTTAATATATACACTGGTTCTGAAGTAGAAGGATACCATACACTATTAACATCTTCAACGTCAGCAAGGTAATGAGCTGGAACCTCTTTGCAAGCGCGATATTGTCCATTGGTACCGCTTTCTCTATATACATTTAAAATTACACACCGATTTAAAGTATAAGCAGATGATTGGTCACCGCTGTTGTCAGATACAACCCACAAACATTCTTTTGGAAGCGTACTAACTAATTCTTCAGTAGCAGAAGTTAAACTGTCCGATATGAGCTGTGTATCTCCTACGGAGCCTATTAAATCTTCTACTCTGACTTGAAATGTTGCCATTACTTCCTCTTACTATTTATTTACAAAATCTTGCAACGGCATAGATACAAGGTCAGGCATTGCTTCCCTTGCTCTATCCGTGCCCATATATTCACTCTCTAATGCTTTCGCGAGGCCTCTATGTCCTGAACCTAATTGTAAATTTCCGTCAAGATTTAATATTTGTGCAACCGTTCTGTGTATTGCGCAAGGAACCAATTGACCTGGAAGGTCTACACGACTTGTATTGTCTGTTTTTGGTTCAGGTCTTGCATAATAAAAAACTCTTATTGCAGTGCTGCTTGCCGACGGAGTTTTATTAAAAACTATTTTTAACGTATCCTCTTGCCATTTTCCTGCTGTAGCATTTCCTCCGTATCCTGAGCTTGTATTTACAGCTACTGTAAATGAGTTATCATCTACCTTTGTAATTGCAAGTCGTTTGCCATTTAGCGCGTTAACACCTGTTGTATCATGATCTAAACCTACAACTTCACTAAAAATAACAAAATCACCTGTATCTAATCCATGAGAAGCAGCTGTAATAGCACAAGGATTTGCTCTAGTTCCAGCACTCATACTTCCTGATGTAGCATCTGTTCTAACACTAAAAGCTAAATTAGCAATTGTATCTTCGTCTGTATTGAAAAACATAACAGAATCGTCTACAAAAGGAACTGACTTTGTTGCGCCTGTTCCATCTTCTATTTCTACTTTATAAATTTTATTAGTGCGCTTGCTGTCTGTTAAAACAAATTCTTTGCCTGACGCAGTAAAACTTTGCATTATTGATTTTTTTACAACTCGTAATCCTATGTTTTCTACCTCTTGGTCAAAAAACGTTGCTTTTAAAACCTCTGTAACTGGAAACCCAATCTCTGCTTTATGTAAAGCTGCGTCAATTAATTGATATGCTTCTCTATATCTCATTATTTTTTTCTTTTACTTTTTGTCTTACGTTTTTTGCGTTTTTTTCTCATTTTTTGCAAACCACTAACTGTTCGTGTGCTTCCATCAGAAAACACTGTCGCACCAGTACCGTAAGTTGTTTCAGTCATTACTTGTAACCTTTACCAAAGATTTTTTTAAATCCATTCATAACGCAAATTAAAAACAAATTAGTTTCTTTTTTTATTTTTTTGCTTTTCAACTTAATATTTTCTTTTCATTGCTTTTTTAGGCGTAGTTGACTTTGCACGCTTTGCAGCAGCTTTTCCTTTTTTTGTATAAGGAAATTTCTTTTTTCCTACTTTTGGCATTTTAAAGCCTTTCTTTTTTTATGTCTTTAGGGGCAGATAGAGCGTTTACACGCATGACCTGCCCCCTAAACATTGATTATGAAGTATCAGACTTAAGTTAACTTTAAAATAGCGTGAGTCTGTTCATTGCGTGCTTCCACGCCAAACTCAACTAGCCATTCATCGGTTTGTCCATCACGACCATCTTTAACTATGTCACTGCGAAGCTGCATATCGCGACCTGATAATGGGCGAACACTAAAGTTCGCTGGGTCGACAACAAGTGCATAATCTTCGTTAGCACCATTTAATAGAGGGTGTGGAATAAAGTCTAATTCACCAACTGCGCCAACGAATCGACGCACGCGAACACCAGCAGCTTGAGCAGAGTCACCTAAATCATAGAACGCTGTTGTACCGGTGCCAGCACCAGTACCCATACGAACCATAGAGGACATCTTCTTTAGCCACTTATTCGATGCAAACACTGTCTTACGCATAGATCCTGCAACCATATCGTGGAAAATATATTCACATATATCATCCATGTTATTCATAGTTCCGGCTGAGTAGCCAAGTTGCATATTAGTATCTCCGCGTCCATCAAGTGACTGAACAAAACCTGTGCTTGCTGATTGCCCAATACCAAAACCTGCGAAGGTTCTTTTTGGGTTTTCAGAAGTAGCGTCAAGTGAAATGTTACCTTGAGTTAAGATAGCATTTTCACAATCTACTTTGATTTTAGCAAGCTTACGAGCTTGTAAGCGCGCAAGTTCTGAACCGCCATAATGTTTGGAAGCGTCTGCTGTACCAGTGATGGTATAAGGTTCACGGAAAATCTGTGTACAGTTCTTTAGTCTGCGTACTTTTTTTCGTGTTTCTAAACCAACGCCAGCACCTTCAGCATATTGACCAGGGCCACCCTCAACCATGAAATAATCAGCATCAGCAAAGTTTATTTCGCCAAAACCGTTAGTTCCACTGTGAGTTTGGTAACCATATTGTGATACAGCTGTACCATTGTCATAAAGCTGACCAGCAGTAGCAACATAAGATAGTGTCAGAGTTGAATCGGTGTTAAAACCGATAATATCTGTTCCACCAGCAATTGCTTCTGTATTATAAGCGTTTAATGATGCGTGAACGTGTGCACCAACAAACTGCACTGACCTGTCGCTAGGTGATGTTACATTAACATCTTTACCAATAGCGATACAGATTAAGTGAGTTACGTCAGTTGCCATAGAAGCTGAACCAGCTAGAGTAGCACTGTAGATTCCACCAACTTCAAACATTTCTGTTTGAGCTTGTCTTGGGAAGTTAACAACAGCATTTTCTCCATTGACGCCACTTGTTGCGGTATCAGAGAGAACTGTAGTTCCTGAATCTGCTCCAGCGCTTCCACCAGCAAAGCTTACTTTTACGCTACGCTTTATCATATGCTCATCTTCCATCCATTCAAAAATCGGTACAGGCGTTGCTATACTGCTCATTCCAAATAGTGAGAAGATTGGTGTTACATCGGGGTTGTAATAGTGAATTTTACTTCCGAGTTCTAAAACCTGTCTTTGCGTTCCATCGCTGAATTGCATTGCGGTTCCAGTTCCATATGAAGTATTAGCCATAAGTATTACTTACCTTTCAAATTGGAGTAATTATTAGAAAACTGCATAAGTCCATCAAAAAAATCTTCTTTTTGCTTATCTGACGATTTCTTCGGAGAAGGCGTAACTCCGCTTACACTCGCGATGCTCGTTCGACCGCTCGAACCTTGCAAATTAGAGTTTTTGGGATTAGTAGATGCAGTTTCGTTATTCCTTTTGCCACTCATATATCTCCAAATGTTAACGAGATTTTCAGGAGTAACTACATTAGGGTCATTAATAAAGTCCCTGTATTCCTGTATTTCTTCGTTATTTAATCCAAGGTTATTCAATGTATCTATCTCAGCTTGGGTTGCTTTTTCAGCCTGAAGCTCTTGCCTGAACTTATTAAGTTCTTGCTTTGCGCCTTCAGAGCCCATTCTGATAAGATACTGATCTTGCAATTCACGCCATTGTTGAGATGTAGAACCGGGAACATTTTCCTCGTAAGGGTCATAGTCCTCGGGTTTCTCAGGCGCTACAGTTGCGTTGCTTACCTTTTGAATTTCATTACGCATTTTAGATACAACCTCAGGATTATCTTTTAAAAAAGTATCCAAGCTATCTAGTTGCTTGTATTTTTCTTCTTTAGTTTGATAATCATTTGACATTTTATCTTTTTCGCTTTGAAGCTTTTTGTAAGACTCTGCTAATTTAGAACGTCCTTCCTCGTTGTCGGGGAATTTGTTTTCAATTAACCAAGTTTTTGCTTCTGCTTCTGTCATTTGTACTTCAGAGTTGGCACTTTTTTCCTCAGAAACTTCACCGTCTGTTTGATTTTCATCAGGAGAGCCCTGTGGTACACCTTTGTTAAATTCATTTAATGTATCTAACATAAAGTCGCCTTTTGGGTTATCCCCACCTACGATGTCGGTTATCTGTGCTTGTTCTTTAGCCATTCGATGCTCCGTTTTTTGTGCGGTTATCCAAGTATAGGAGCCGCTGTTTGAGAGTTAATCGCGTTTAATACAGAGGACGTATCTTCTTTAGCCTTTTTAGATACGTCACGCTGTCTCGCTTCTTCAAGTTTTGCGTTTGCCTTTACATTGCTTAGGGCTTGTTGTACTGGTTTTGTAGCCTCAGCAATTTCTGCCCTCATATTTGCGTGGAAGATTTCTCTTTCGCGTGTCTGCATATCTCCGCGCATTTGTTTTAATTCTGCGTCCATTTGCTCTACCATACCGCGCAATTGTTGTATTTCACTATTGCGTTGTATTAATGCTGACTTGTCAATATCGCCTTGCATATTCATAATAACTTGTGTTTTATCGTATATGCCTGCGTTTAACAATGTTAAATCTCTTTGTAAATCTGCTGCAGGAGACTTAGCTCTTGTACTGCCAATAACCACCTTAACATCTATTCTTGCAGTTTCCATATCGTACATTTTAATAACTGCTCCTGACTTATCATCAATAACAGGTTCGTTTAGCATTAACTCTTGTTCATTACCATCAGGATTAACAACGCGCAATACTCGTTGCGTTGTGTATACATTTGGCATCCACTGTTGCACAATATCCGCACTTCTTGTTAACATATCATACACAGGAAGTATTTTCCAATTTTGTTTTCTTGCAACCGCTTCGTCAACAATTGCAGCTTCGCCAACAGATCCCGGAGCGTCTGATGCTGAACCTTGTAAATATTTATACGCACCAAATACCTGCTCAATGTCTAATTCATAGCGAGCTTTTTCGCTATACAATTGCGAACTTATGGAGGGCGGAGCAAACTCTTTAATCTTCTGCTCCCTCAAAGCACCCGGATTAACCCGAATGAGCGCATTAGGTATGTGCCATTTATTAACTTCACCTGGGTCGAGCGCTCCGTCCTCATAAAGTAATTTAAAATTTGTTGTGGCACTGGTGTGAGAAATTAATAATGCTTCTGTCCTGTTTAACATACGTTGCGGTGACTTTGAATGACGCACGTCCCCTGAAGGGTATGGAGTAGATGTATGCTCGTTACACGCAGGAACTATTGGATATTTAGAAATAGGTAAAACTTCGTCATAGATAAGTTGGTCACCAAATAATGCAACTTCTCTAATTTTTTGGTCGTACACAAGCTCTTCTATAATTATATTCTGCTCTACTAGCGATTGATAGCGCTCATCTTCTATTAAACTTTTATATTCTTCTTTGTCGAATTTTTTTGATTTTCCTGTGTTTGTATCTGTTACTAAAGCTTTTGGAACATTTACTTTAGAAAAATGAATATATTTTCTTACCATTCTTTGATGGTCTTTACTAACATCATCTCGTGTAAAAACTTGGTCGCGAGAATATTTACCTGAACCTACTTCATTTCTATCTTCATCTTCCCTTGCATCTTCTATTTGTTGTTCGTATTGTGGAAATACAGCTTTTAATGATTCTTTTGTATGTAAATCTGAAAACAAAATAGAAGAAGCGTCTGAAAAATCAGGTAACATAGAATTAGGGTCTACAAATACAGACTCAGGACTTATCCGCTTAAATCTTACTCCTCCTTTACCTCCATCTGAGTTCCAATCAGGATACACATAAAAATAAGCCAATCCTTTTATAATAAAATCTTTACACGCTTTTCTAAATTGTATATCTCCATCAGATTCTCTCCACACCATATCTAACATTTGATTGCAAACATATGCCATATCGTTATCAGTTTTACCAATAGGTCGTACATCCCATTCAGGGGAAGCCGCCGCTATGTTTGCCAACACAGTTTCAACAGCCGGCCTAATTTTATTATTAGCCTCGGGCGGCTGTCCCACAGATTCTAAATATTCTTTTTGTGCTTCAGTTAGCTGATTGCCTAAGAAAAAATCTTCATCTTCTGCCATTTGATACCGCCATTCTTCTCCTGAAGATTCATATAAATGATATTCATTCCAAACTTCTGTAAAGTCAATTTCCGGTAAATCTAATTTTTTTATACTTATTGCCATTAGCTATAGAATACTTGACCAGTTTCCCAGTCAGCCTTTATTTTATCGTTTTCAGGTTCCATCCAAGCCTTATTTCTGTATGTAAGATTTGGCTTCCACACATCATCAAGTGCCCATCTAAGTGCATCAAGTGTATCTTTTTTAAACGAACCAACTTCCTTAAATTGCAACAGTTCATCTATTAAATCAAAATGGGTTTCTTTAATAAATATAGCTTTTGATGCAAAATACGGTTGCATTTGTTTAATTCTGTAATATTTGTTTTTAATAGCTTTCTTGCCATTAATGTTTAAAAACCTTCCTGTTTCCTTAGAAGTCCGTTGAATATAATCTGCTAACATAACGTGACCTGTCTCCTCAATCTTTATATCTTTAGGAGAATACATGTCAGCCATAGCAAAAATTCGGTCAGCACCATCCATTGGAGATACTTGCCCTCTAAAATAGTCAATCACATAAATATTAAAATCAGGATCAACTGCTATAACCATTATGACCGTATAGTCAGCTTTGACGCTTTCCGAGGAAGCTGGGTCAACACCCATAAAAGTGTTAACAGGAACTCTTTCTTCACCTTGGTCTGTAATTTTCGTAACATAAGATTGACCTGCATCGTTTGAATAGTATCCATCCCAATATTGTATATCTGATTCTTTAAATATACGAAATGAATCATCCATAGGAATGTTTTGATATTCCTGATAAAAAAACGAAACGTGGCCTTCAGACTTCAATCTGTCTCTTTCTGCCTTTAGCCACTTATAAGGTCTATGCTCCTTCCATAATACTTTAACTTTTTTATTGCTGCGAAACTCTTTTCCGGAGGCAATGAATTGTCCATTCTCCACATTTTGTGGAATGGCTTGATAAAAAAGCGTCTTCCATCCTTTGACAATTCTCTCACCAAGTTTATTAAAAGAGCGTCTCCCAGCAATTTTATTCAAATACGAATTATCGTCAACAATGGTTCCAATAAAACAAAGCCTAGCGTCGGTAGAGCCCGGAATAACAGCAGCGTTAAACCACCGTTTAAACTTATCTCTTGACATTTCAGTAAGGGTATTTGCTTCACCTTCACCATCATCAATGATAGTTAATGTAGGTCTATATGCACCATACTTCAAACCCCTAACTTTTTGTCCAGTTCCTCTAATTAAAACTTTACATAAACCGGACGCTTCACCGTTTTCGTCAAAACTTGTTATAACTTCTTTTTCTTCTTTACCCCACGTTGGCCCCATACGGTTACCAAAGTATTCGTGTATTTTTTTATTATATTCTATTTCGTTTCCTATAGCCTCTAGCAAATACTTAGACTGTGTTTCTGATTCAGATATAAGTAAAATAAATTTTTCATTACCAAATAATATTTGATGCAATGGGTATATCAAAGATACTAAAGTCGTTTTTGCGTGGCCTCTTGGCGCGACTATCGCTATTTTTTCGCCAACGTCTAGGTCTTGTAAGGCTTTAAATATATCGCGATGAAATTGGGGCGATTCGCAACGCAAGTGATAATGCATAGGATTTTCTTTATCGCCAAATAAAACTTTAGCAAAGAAAAAAGGGTCTACATACATTCGTTCTAGTATTTTTTTACGTTGATCCATTTATGACCTCGCTACTATGTCAGAATTTTTTAATTCATCAATAATATCTTCTAAGTTTTCAATTTCTTCAAGCATATCCATAATACACGCAGTAACTGCTGGAGATATATGATAATCTTTACCTTCTATGCAAATAAATCCTAATTGGATATTTTTAATATCAGTTTTTAACTGAATAGATATTTTTTCTTTAGGCATTTAACATCTCCATCGCTTACGCGCTTGTCTAATGCGTGAATCAGGATTGTTTCTAGTTTTTGCAGAACTTCTTTTTAATTGTCCTAATGAACGAGCGCAATACGATTTTCTTCTTTTAGCAGCTTTACTACCTTTTTTAACTTTACCCGTAACTGCTGTTTTAAGCTTTGAACCTGGGTTAGCTGCGCGATATGCCTTTACGCCTTTTTTAGTCATACCTGCGCCTTTTTTAGTAGGGCGATAATTACCGCCTTTACTAGTAGTTTTTCTTATTGCTTTTGCTTTTCCAGGCATTACCTACGCCATCTTTTTTTTATTTCACTTGCGTTTTCTTTTTGTAGGTCTTTTTTTAGCTGTCTTAGCTGACTTTCTAAATGCTTTTGCAGTAGGCGCACCCTTAGTTCCAGGTTTTCTCATTTTTTCACCTGAACCAGCTTTAATGCGTTTGCGTTTAGCTTGTATGTTAGCGTACAATCCACGTTTTGCCATAACAATTCCTTATTTTTTCCAGCTTTTTCTAGCGATTGCTTGTGCTGTTTTATTAAGTTCGCCATAATGAAAAACACGTTTGCTTGATTTTGTGTGTGTTTTACCTGAGTGCAGATGACCGTTAGGCATTTTATGTACACCGCTTTTATGCACTTGACCACTTTTTTTGTAATGCTTAGTTTGTTTTGCCATTATTAACTTACTGGTAAGCTTTTAATTAAATCTTTATCAGGCAATTCTTTTTTATGCTGCGCTAATAATTTCTTATCACCCTCTGATAGCATAACAAGTGTTTGCTCTGTCCTGGTTTCTTCTTTTTTAACGTGACCCAGTATGTCACTTACTCTATTTAATGCTTGCAGCCGTGTACTAGCAGGCGCATCCATATCTTCAATAAAGTTTTTGTACTTAGATGCAACGTAATCATCGTCAACACCAATATTTACTAAACGATCTTTCATTAAATTTGACATAACTTCTTTAACAGTGTCCTTTCTTAGTATGGCCATTGCCCTGCGTAGAGAGCTTGAAGGGTTATTGTCGTTATATACGGACATATATGCATCCACAATATCAGGAATTTCCCACATTCCTTTATCGTTAGGTTCAAAGTAGTCGACAAGTTGTTGAATAAAAGCGCTTTGGAGTGCAGTAGGCTTAACATTTCTAACTAAATTCTTTTTATAACGTATATCCCACTCATAGTCAGGCTGTTGCCTTGCGTATATTTGTGGTTTGTATGTAGGAGTTTCGCCATAACCTGTTCTAATTAAGTAAACCTTCTTTTTTCTGTCTTTTTTGTAATCTCTGCGGCCAATAACTTGTATAACTTTATTATCCGCAGTTACAATCCAATCGTTTTTAGAAGCATTGCGCCAATCTTTTGTAAATTGCAGTTTATTTTCCTCAGCTTCAGAAACTTCGTAAACTTCAAAAACTTTGTTTCGACACTTTACTTGCACGCGTTAATATACGAAAAAAAATTTAAAAAAGTTTTATATAATATACATAGGCATATACATTAACATATACATATACATATAGGGAGCCTTAAGCAAACCCTTAGGCAAACCCTTAAACTAAGGCTTAGAAATATAAGAATATTATCTCTAAACAAGGCTTTCCTCGTAGCAGTAAAATGCCTAAAAATTGCTCGTAAAATCTATGAGAGTCTACTATATATGACCCGCCCCCCACGTTAAGCGAACCGCAGAGGCAAAAACCGTTGAGCAAAAAAAGTTAGTTTGATTATTTTTTTTACTTAACCCAGCGAAGCAAACAAACTTGCACCGCTTCGGCTTTTTTCCTCGGTGTGCTTGTTTTTTTGTGGGGGGTTGTGGCTTAGCATTTCGGATCTATAGAAAAGCATTTGCAGCCGTTTGATTTATACCTGGTTGATACCTGGCGGGTGTCATAGTAACCCTTGCATAATGTTTTAGTATTACCTTGCTGTTTAATGGTGGCGAACGTACTTTCTAGCTAGAAATGAGCCGAAACAACCCGAGAGAAGCAGACACACGACGAGCGGACACCCTAAAAAAGGTTGTTTGTGGCTTTGTACCCTTAATTAATACACCAAGACAAAAGGAGGTCAGAAATGACTTATTTAATACCTAGAATACCCGACGGAACGCCCACAGACAAACAAGGCGATGCCATCGAGGATATCAAAACAACTATACGCATCAAGGCAGACCACCGACTTAGGGAGCTCTACCTAGCCCGAAAAGAAAGCGGAGCTTTAAGAGATGAGGCCGAC